TTAATAAGGAGTGTGACTAAGAAGATGACAAAGACAATGAATAAAGCTTCTAATTCGCTTTGTCTAAACAGTTTATTAAATGATGTTCCTACAAGATCTTCATTCCAGGATACAATGTTTTCTAATCGTCCTGCTCCAATTAAGACAAGAGAAGCAATAGGAATATAGCGTATAAAAGACCATTTATTAAAGAATGGAACATTTCTTAAAAGACGAATAAAATAAATAGCAATCATTACTTCGAAGAATGAAGTAGATGTAGTAAAGCGTAATGCAGTGGACATATCTCCATGTACAATCTTAGAACATAATGGCATCATAGTGACACATAGCACATTTATTAAACAAAGGAGAATTAAAGAAATGATTGAAAAACGTTTTTCTTCTGATGCTTCGATTACACCTAGATAAAATAATATAAATGTGAACGAGATACTATATCCATCACTTAATCCTAGTGAGTCAATACCACTTAATGTTGGTAAGAGAAGAAGTGCTAAAAGAATCCATTTTAAATAGCTATAATTCACCTTCTTCATAAATGGATAACAAATCAAAGAGAGAATAACACCGGTGATTACAGGTGATACATTTCTAATTATTGGTAAGAAGATTGAATAGATTGCATTCGTATCTATTTTTTTGGTAAGCAAAAAACAAACGATTGCAGATATGAATCCTACAACAACTGTATAAAGCCATAGTTTAAGTGCTTCTGCAAGACTATTTTCTTTTTTAGAATAAATATATCCTAAGGATATAATAACAAGGTCTAGCCCTATAAGTGTGATGATATGCTGAACCTGGATGGTACTCATCAAAGTACCTACTTTACTTATATTGATATATTTTGCATGGGATGTCCAAAAGAGCTGATCAAGAAGGATCAGTAGAGTCCCTATTATTAAAGATAGATGCGCTGTATGTGTCTTTTTCAAATTATTTACTCCTCTTTTTATCTAACGCTAAATATTATATCATCTTAACAAAAAAATAACATTATACAATGTAATAAAAATGCATGAAAAAAAGGGACATAATTGAACAGTCAAAGCCGTATAATTGAAGTACCTTTCTTATTTGAGTCGTAGATGGCTGTTTGACCGATTCATTATATAATATGCATCTAAATTCGTAAGTAAACAAAGGCTGTTTTGTCTTACGAATTTAACATAGGATGATTTAGATAATAACTCAATTTCTTTTTAAGTGAAATTTATTGGTTTCGACATAGTGAAATTTCAAACAACAAAACAAAAAATGATATCTTCTGCCCTTGCATTAGCAAAGGACAATGGTATATCTGAAAATAACAATAATAGAAAAAGCAAAGGTGCTGGTACTCTTACTGGCATTATAAAAGAATTACAAGAAATGGATTTAGATGGTTCAGAGGTTAATACCTTTGATTATGAAACAAATATGGCTATTGAAGATATTATGACACGAAACCATCAAAATCAATTAAAACAGCTTAATCCCGATGAAAACGATTGGGAGAAAGAAGTTATACATCAAAAAGGACTGTTATTTAATCTTCAAAAAGAAAGAGATAATGCAGTTGAATTTAGTAGGTTACTAAAAAAAGAAAATAAGGATTTAAAAGACTTTTTATTTGAAAAGGGTTTAATAGACGAGAAAGGACAAGTGATTGAGGATGACTGATGATCAGATTATTCTAATGGGTGATTCTATTAAAGAATTCACTCCAAAAAATTTTACCTTTTTTAAAAAACCTACTTATTATGATATGTCTGAATTGAAACTAGAAGGCTTAAAGAAATTTGCTGAAATAATTCAATGGGGAAGACGTAATCCAGTAAAATTTTGTGAAAGATTTTTCGGAATAGAATTTCTCGACTATCAAAAATATGTATTTATGATGTCATGGATAACACCAAATGTTGTTTGGTGTATGAGCCGAAACGCAGGAAAAACTACCCTTGGTAGTCCATTCCTGATGGCTAAAACAATGCTACTGCCCAAATTTGAAGGGTATATTTTGAGTTCGACAGGCTCACAAAGTATAGGTATGATGAAAAAAATAGAATCTATTGCTAAAAAAGAGATAGCTTCTTTTACTGGATTAACTGATGTTTTCTTGAATGAATTAGTAAAAAGTGCTAATAGTGAAGGATTTCGGCATGATCCAGCTTCTTACTCCTTTAAGCTTTATTCAGGCAGCTCTCTTGCTACAGTTAATTCAAATTTTGATGGATCTCGTGGTCGAAGAAGCCGACTTAATTTCTATGATGAGGCATCGTATGTATCAGAAGATATGTTCGCTGCCACTCTTCCATTTGTCACTCAAAATAGTGACTTCGCTCTTGGTGGTGATGTTGATGTAACATTGCTTCCACCAAATTTCCCAAACCAAGTTGTATGTGCAAGTTCAGCGGGTTCTATGGATGATGTATTTTATAAAAGATATAAAGAAGCTGCTATGCATTCAATGGCAGGTGATAAGAATTATTTCTGTGCAGATATTGATTGTGAAGTAATTCTTCATGCTACATATAACGGAAAGGTTTATCCTGTTCCACTTCTTACACAAACAAAAATTGATTCTGAAATGAAAATGAATCCAACTAAGGCTACTCGTGAGTATATGAATAAATTTGACTCTGACCTTGGTGATGATATTGCCGTTAAGAAGTCACAAGTTCTTAGAAACAGTGTTGTCAGACCACCTATGCTTGTTAATGATGATAATTCTCTTATGATCGCATGTTGGGATCCTGCCAAAAAGCGTGACAATAGTTTTGTTCTTATCGGTAAACTTCACAAAGACGATAAAAGAGGTTGGTTATTAGATGTTGTAAATGGTATTAATCTTATTGACAAAGAAACAAAAAAGCCTCTTACAACACCTGAACAAGTAAAAATGTTACAGGAGATTATAGTTCGTTATAACGGATATGGTGTTCCAGATTATAAAAATATATATGGTATATATATTGATGCTGGTTCTGGCGGTGGAGCTACCCAGATGTGTGATCTATTGTTTGATAATTTTTATGAAGATAAACATCAAGGAGAGAAGGACTATGAACATCATGGTTTAATTGATGCAAATTACGAATATGCAATACCTTATGTAAAAAGATATCCCGATGCAATAGATATTATTCGTATGAGAGAACCTTCTAAATATAAAGCGATTATGTATTCACAATTATGTGAAATGATAGATCAGGATTTAATTGGTTTTACGGCTGAATATGATTATCATGGTAATTTAACTATGTTATCTGAAGAGAATGGTGAAGTTGTTGAGACAAATTATAATCTGTCTCTCGAAGAAGAAATCGGCTTAAAACAGTTAGATGCTATGAAAGAAGAACTTACTCATATGTACAAATATAAATCGTCTAATGGAAATATTAGATATGACTTAGCCCCTGGTTTTGAAAACATTCTACATGACGACCGCAGCTATTGCATGGCTCTTATGGGACACGCCTTATTTGAATTAAGGAGTAAAGATATGGTAAGACAACGAAGAAAATCTGAAGATTCTCAGACTCTTCTATCTAAACTCCCTATCCGTCAACCATCACACTCTTCTTCATTCTCAAAACGATTCTAATTAAATCACAAAAATTCACACATAAAAATTAAATAAAAAAATCTCAAAGAAAAGGAGGTGTTTACTACATAAATGGCACGACCAAAAAAAGAGATGTCAGAAACATCTCCTAAAACAACTACTACCAAGCGACAACCTACGGCTTCTGAACGAAAGCAGTATATGGAAAAGCTTGAAGCACAGAAACAAAAATTTGCCGAAAGTAAACAGGCATTTAAACAAGTTCGTGATGTAACTAAGACAGTTCGACAGACAACTATTAGTTCTTATAGTAAAGATGATGTCATTAGATATTTACAGAACATAGACAGTTATGAATCTGAATTACGTGGTTTATCACGTTATCTATTCTATCGTTCTCAGGTCTATTTCAGATTGATTATGTATAACGCTACAATGTTTGATCTGAATTCAAGATATGTTGTTCCTGCATATAGTCCCATTGAAGATAATGATAAAGAAGCAATTCTAAAAGATTACTACGAAACATTACAAGTCTTAGACAGGATGGATTTACAGAACAGTTTACTTCCTATGCTAATTAATAACTTCATCGAAGATGTTTATTATGGATGTTGTTGGATAGATGAGACAGGAATTTTCATATTAAAAATACCGCCTGAATATTGTAGGATTTCAGGAAAATATTTCACAGGTGATTTTTCATTCAGCGTGGATATGAGTAATTATAAAAAATTTGAAGATATTCTTGATTTTCTTGGAGAACCATTAAGTTCAATGTATAAAGCTTATGGTGGAGATAGTAAAAATAAATGGCAACCTATGCCAGACGAATATGCTTTGTGTACAAAGTCAAGAATGGAGTCTTGGGAAACAATTGTACCAATTTACAGTGGACTATTCATCGACTTAATTGGGTTGCTTAATTTAGCTGATGTACAAGCTGTAGCGGATGAACAACAGATTTATAAATTGATTACTGCTACTATTCCAACATTATCAGGTGCAACAGATCCCGATGCATGGTCAGTTAATATTGACTTAGCTGTGGATTATTACAATAAGATGGTTGAAAGTTTACCTGATTATGTAGGTGCTGCAATTACCCCTATCCCACTTGATACTATTTCATTCTCTGATGACCAATCTACTGACACAACAAAAGTTCAAAAGGCAACAAAGGAAGTTTTAAATACTTCTGGTGGCGCACAGATTTTGAACTCTTCTACTATTAGTGGAGCTGAAGCATTTCGTTCAGCGACTCGTGCTGATACAGAATTTGCAATTTCAGCATTACTTGGTCAGATTCAAGGTTGGACAAATCGTATGCTTGGCTATCAAGTTTCTAATCCTGCCAAAGTAAAATTCTTTGAAGTATCAGCATATACCAAAGACGCATTTAAGGAATCATTACAAAAAGATTTACAGTATGATGCAACAAAGATTCTTGCAATCAATGCACTTAATGGTATTAGTGAATTAGATACATTATCACTCGCATTCTTAGGTAATGACATTCTCGATTTACCAAATAGATTTAAGGTTCTTACTTCTGCTAATACAGTTTCAAATAGCTCTGATGGAACAAAACCAGAGGTTTCTGATACACAGATTTCAGATGAGGGAAGTGAAACTCGTGACCAGAATAAGAACGATAATTAGGAGATAAAAGGATGGAACAGAATTTTATAAAAACTACAGATGTCTCTACTGCCGAGAAATTATCCTCTCTTGGTTTTCAGAGAATAGATATTACGAATGGTATTTATACATTTTTGAATTCTGGAAAAATTCAGTTTTCAAATAATGATATAGATAAAAGAAAAATTCAGTATAGCAATATGCTGAGTATTTAGCACTCTCCTATCTGAGTGCTCATGAATAATTCAGAAAGGAGGAAATAATGCAAAAGAAATATTTTACAATTGAAGATTTAATTAGTTTCTGTAAGCATAAGAAAATGTATAATTTTTCTTCAAAAGAATCTGGCAAACCACTTTATGTACAGGCGGTTCAAGATTTTTCTTCTGCTGACATAGAAA